CTTTGGATTTATCAAGTCCAAAATAAGATGCCCTGTCTTTCAGTGTTTGAAGTTCTGTTTCACCTAATGCCCATCTTGCCCTTTGCAGAACACAGCAGCGACAGTTGCAATCTTCCGAAGCAATACCAAAACCGCCCGGACAATCAACCTTCATTCCACCAACTTCAAATGGTTCATCAAGTTCACGGATTTGACCATCAAGTTGTCGGTGATTCGGTCTTGTCTGACCGTCAAGTGTTGCATCCCATTGTTTCACGATGTCAGCACCTTTTTTCTTTGCTGCATACATTGAATCAAGTCTTGCTTCCGATTGTACCCTATGTCCTTCAGTCCGGGCAATTCGCATTGATCTGTTCATATCTGCCTGACCATAGTTACTTATGTTCCGTGCAATATCAGCATAGGACAGTTGTGATGCAAGACCTCTTTGAAGTTCAGATTTGACCTGCTTCTTCAGTTCAGTTGTATTACCGGAAAGTTTATTTGATAACCTAAAATCATCACCTGTTTTTTGAACTGCTTTCAGAACTTGACCTTCATCAATCGGAATAACAAATGGAACACCCTGACCTTGCATATCATACATATTACCCACAAAGCCCGTTTCATAACAGGTTTGAAGGTAAGAAGCAATGGAATTAAAATTTTTACCTTGCAAATTATCAAGAATACCTGAAATCTGCTTTTCCAACTGCTTTTGATATTCAAGTTGATAGGCTTTTGATTGTGTCAGTGGGTTTGCTTGCAATTCCCTGATGTTTTTCCGAATGTCAGCAAGTGCAGATGTGTAATTCTTTGTAAGAGCATCAAGAACCGCTTGTTCGTCTTTCAAGGACTGTTCAAGGACTTCTTTTTGTCTTGCATTCATTCATCCACACCGCCTTCATCACCTTCAGGTGGAACATCAGGTTCAACAGGCTTGTTTGCAAGGGCTTCCGATGCCGTGTTCAAATCCACAACAGGATTCTGTTCCACCAATGCTTTGACATCTTCAAAGTCAAGTTCAAGCAATTCACAGATAGCCTGAAGAACAGTGTCATTGTCCAACCTTGCAGCAGCATTCAATATAGTGTTCAACTTGACCTGTTCGGTTTCCGCTTCGGTCTTGTCGATCTGTGCATTATCTGCTGCATTGGTCATTACTTCCCTTTCAAATTTAAAATAAACATCACTGACCTGATAATCAGTTTCATATTCATCATTGATTTCTGAAAGAACAATTTTGACCAACTTCTTCAGAAAAGATTTCAGCCTGATTTCAAGTTTGTTGCATTTCAAATCAAGTAAAGCATATCTTGATTTGATGACAACGTTTGTGACATTGCCATCACCAACCTGTGCCGAATTGAAACCCATACCAAATCGGTAAATGTTCTTTTCGTCAATGTCAAGTTTTGCTTGCCTTGCCTGATAGGGAATATCAATAGTTTTGATGTCAACATCACCATCAGGTTCAGTGCCGATCATCTTTTTTGTTTTGATATTCTGCTGAAGTTCTTCCAAATCATTTCCTTGGAAGCCCTTAACAACATACAATCCTTCTGAAATGTCAACAAGATTGTTTGACAACCCACAAGCCATCAAATCATAATCATCAATCAGTGCTTTGATAGGTTTCAGATGACTGATTTGCTTTCTGTTATTATCAATACAGAAAAAAGGAATGTAACCAAGCGAATCACCATATCTGCCTTCTTCGTTATCCTTTTCATAGACAATATGTGGTCTTGGGTTCAAAGGTTCACCCTTGTCAACTTCGATTTTTCCATCATCAACCTGAACAAAATATGTGACTTGCTTTGAATCCCAAACCTGAATGCGTTTGATTTTCTTCTTGCCCTTGTCGATTCGGTCAATATACCAATAGATCACATACTGTGTATGGTCATCTGTGTCTTTCGCCCTGACTTCCACAACCCCCATTGCATCAGCAAAGATGAATGCGGTTCTGTCATCAGCGTTCTTGTAGGAATACATATAGCCGAACCCACCGGTGCATACATCAGTTAAGGTTTCCGACAATTCAGATTTGAAATCATCACCAAAATACTGATCCAATTCATCCTGAAGTTCAGGAATATCCGATTTGACAAAAGCATCATCACCGGACAGCATATATTGAACACACTGATCTACCAATTCAGTGAAGAACGGATGACAAATCTTGATATTGCTTCTTGTTTTGTCCTCAACTAATTTCCCATCAGAATTGTAATAATACAGTTTGTATGAAAGAATATCGTGCTGTCCTTCGTAATACCTCTGACCAACTCCAAAGGATTTCTTTCTTTCAGATGTTGAATCATCTTGAATCAAGGCTGATATTTCTTCCGGTTTTAGCATTCTTTTTCACCGCCTTTCCATAAAATATTGTGTAATAAAACAGAAACCCTTGAATTATGTTGTAATCAAGGGTTTCTGATACTACCGTGTTACTAATACAACCACCGATTGCCCTTGATATAGCGTTCAAGACCGTAACGCATAGCATCCATCAAGTGGTTGAAGTCATCAATGGGAACATTCAGTTTGTTTCCGAATTTGTCAGTGTCCCATGTGTAGTTGCTGATTTCCGTCAGGAAGTTCACACACCTGGGATGCACTATGATTTCAAAATCTTGAATCCACTGAATGCCATTGTTGATTGAATCCTTGCCTTTGACAGCACCGGTGATCCGTAATCCGTAACCCTTCAATTCATCAATTGACTTGGGTTCTGCTGAATCACCTGTGAACCGGTCTTTTCCATATCCCATTGATTGAAGGTTGCTGAAGATCCGCTTGTTTGAAAGTCCTTTTTCATACATTTCATCCCATACATAGATTTTATGACCGGCAAGGTCAACAAAACCAATGAATGCTGCGGAAGGGTCATTGGTATAACCAAAGTCAAGACCAAATCCTGTTTGAATATCATCCCGGAACACATATGTTGTTTTTATCCGGTCAGCTTCATCTAACTTCAGGAAATCATTCTTGGTGATCAGTTCATAGTTCTGTTCTTTCCAATTCTCATAGACAAGACCTTCAACAATACCCCAGTCACCAAGACCTGCAACCCTGTATCTTCTTGGGTTGTTCTTTCGCATCTGTTCAAACAGTTTCTTGTCAGCTGCATCCAACCATTCATTGCAAAGGTAGTTGGTAGTCAGTGCAAGGATGTCAGGATCAGGGTCTGCATCAAAGAACCGCTTCTTGATCCAGTGATGTTCATTCCATGGGTTGAAGGTAAGGGTGATCTGTTTGAACAGTCCATCTTCAACCTGTCCACGAATACTTTCATCCAGGATGTTGAAATCATCTTCTTTCATGATCTCATAAGCTTCTTCGCATTGTGTTACGGGTAAGCCGTTTCCGCTTACCCTCTGTATGTTTCCATACAGAGCAGACTATATCTTCACCTTTCAGGTGCTTCCCGTTTCGGATTCACTTGAATCCTACTCTACTAACTGAAAAAGACACCCTTTTAAGGTGTCTTTTCCGCTTTCGATAGTCGTTGAACGTTCTACTTGACATTTTTATAAGCCTTACCGTTTATAATCAATCCTATCACCCTATTTGTCACACCGTATATTTTGCCAAGTGCAACCGTTCCAAATTCTTTGCTTTGTGGAACATATAGTTTTCGGATTTCTTTCACTTGTTCATCGGTAAGTTTTGCATTGGAATTTTCAGAACCAAGCCTTGAAGTTTTTAATCCCATCTTGTAAGCGTGAACCATTTGTTCTTTCCTGTCAACCCATTCAAGATTTTCAACAATGTTGTTCTGTTTGTTTCCATCTTTGTGATTGACTGTGCTTTTGCTTTCAGGATTTGGAACAAATGCTTCTGCTACAAGTCTATGAATCCTTTGCGTTTTGTCAATTCCTTGATGAATCAGCCTTACTTTCACATATCCATCGTGCGTAAGACTTGTTGAACGGATTTTCTCTTTTCGTTTTGCAGTTCCGCACCAACCACCAAGACTTTTAACACGCCCTGTATTACTAACTTGATAGAAACCTTCAAAGCCTTTAATATCTTTCCATTCCTCAATCATGATATCACCGTCCTTATGTATTTCATAAGTATATGATACCATAACCATTTAATTTTGTCAAGTAGCTTCGCTGCTGATTGCCCTCGTCTTTACGTTAGGGTGTTCCAGCAATTAGAGAAGTTTATTTTTATGATGTGAACCGATAATGTTAATCCACATCCAACAAAGTGATCCAACATCAACTGTGATTGATGTGACTTTCAAAGGATCATCCAAACCCCTGAAATATATCTTCTGCCCGGTATCTACATTCATAATTTCAAGTGGTGATTCTTTGGCAATCCATGTGTTCTGCATCCCAAGCCTGTTGATTGCCCATTTCAATTCAGTGAAACAGGAATCTTTCAGTGTCCGGAAGGTCTTTCTGATCACAAGAAGGTTTGCTTCCTTGTATTTTTCTTTTGAAAGGTTGCTGATGAACCATAAAGCAGCTGTCTTTGATTTTTTACTTGCTCTTGAACCTTTGACAATTCTGTATCTGCCCTTGAACTTCCAAAAATCAGAATAACCGCCACCAACAAAGTCAGACATCCGGAAAACTGCATCATTCGTCAAGGTCATCAACAATCACAACCTTTGTACCACCTTCAAGGTTCACTTTATCAGTAAATAGACCATATCTTTTCCCAAGAAGTTCAGCTGCCTTCAACCTTTCTTTTTCATCCGGTGCTTTGTGTATCTTCCTTGCAGAAGAACAACCATCACCTTCACCTTCCACAACAACAATTTCTGCGGAAGATTCACCACGCATGACAGAAGTCAGGTATTCCATGACTTCTTTTGCATCCGCTGTCTTTGCAGAACTGATTTGATCAAGGCGGTCATCAATATATGCTTTGATGTTAGCATTTGTTAGCAATCGGCTTGAACATGAACGAATGGCATCTTCTGATTTTATGTGTGGGTATGCTGCCTTGTATGCCCTTGTAGCATTGCAGTCAATCAGGTATTCATCACAAAACCTTCTTTGCTTGTCAGTCACAAAACCACCTTCCTTTCTGACATAATAAAAACACACCGGTTGCCCGGTGTGTTCCTTGACCCTTTGGGTCATTATAATTGTATCATAGAAAAATAGTGTCATTCAATCCCCAAACAGTGTCACTTTGTTTCCACAAACGGCAATTTTACATTTTGCAATGCTTCATTGTGAATTCGGTGAACCTGCTTCAAGGAAAGTTCCATTTCATCAGCAACAGCAGACCATTTTAAGAATTGAATGTATCTTAATTTCAGACACAACTTCTGATCGTTGTCAGGAATCTGATTGATAACTTCCCGGATTTCTTTTTTCAGGGCAACAAGTCTGTCAATCTCTGCATCAATGACTTTTTCAAGATCAATGATTTTGGCAATGCATTTTGCAAAGGGTGCTTCATTGCTTCTTGATGCTGAATGGGGCATACCGAACAAATTTGGTGAAGAAACACTTGTGGACAATGCCCTTAATTGATCAAGTTCTGCAAGGTCACTGTTTATCAGTTCATTCAACCTGTGTGCCTGTTTCAAATATTGTTTCGCTGTCATAAAATCATCCTTTCTTTGAAAGTGTTACACTTAAATGTTACGGTTACACTTAAATGTTACGGTTGTATTTTTCATGTGTAACACCTTCAAAGTCAATAATATCAATAGTTTTATGGGTTTCATGTTACACATGTTACAGTTATACTTCTTATATAGTTATTTTTTATGAAATCATTAAAATTTAATGATTATAAAAATCACTAATATTGTTATTAAGTTAAAAACAACCGTAACATGTGTAACATGTGTAACAATGCTGTGTTTACAAGGGTTTCAATGTTACACTTGAATTCTTTA